CCGAGTTGACATCCGAGGCGGCATAGATGCCGGTGGGTTGGTTGCTGTTGCCGGTGCCGTGCAACACCGCCAAGTCCCAGGCCAGCGCGTGGGCGGCGGCCAGGTCAGCGCGGATGAAGGCTTCCACGTCCAGGCTGCTTTGGGCCATCAACTGGCGGCTGAATGCCGTTGTGCCTTGCAGCGTTTTGGGGCTGAGCGCGACCGCACCAAGCGCGGCGTTGGAGGCCGTGACATTGGTGCCGTCGTTTTCTGCCATCCAGTAGGCCGAGGCGCCACCGGTTTGCTTGGGGAAGCTGACCGGGCCGGTCAAGCCATTGAGCACGCGGGCGCCCAGGCCAACTGCCACCGAGGCGTTGCGCAGCATCTCGATGAAGTCGCCGGCTTGTGTGAACACGGTGCTGGCACCTTTGCCGGACGTGTTGTACAGCGACTCGGCAATGGGCGCACGCTGCAGGCTCAGGGGCACAAAAATGCCGCCGTTGCGCTTCACGTTGGCGGGCATGCCGCGCTCGACTGTCCTGGCTGATCTCAACCTCGAAGCCGCTCACGTTCTGGCCTTCGGCGCGGGCCANGGCCGCAGCGATGGCGCGCACGTAAGAGTAGTCTTTGGCTTCGCGGGCGTTGAGCTGCACCGTGTCGGTGGCCGGGCTCTTTGGCGGCGGCGTCGAGCAGGGCGGCGCGGAAGTCTTCCACGCTCTTGCCTTCGCGGATGAATTGCATGGCGAGCTTGTCGCCACCACGCTTGGCGTGGGCTTCACCGAGGGCGGCGATTTCGTTGGTGCGGGCGCGCTCGTTTTTGGCGGCGTCAGAACGGGCGGCGGCTTCGATCACTTGGATGTCGGGAGTAGTCATGGTGGGTTCCTTGGGGGTGGGTTCGGTAACGGTTTCGGGTTCGGCGCTGCGGGCGCCTTCGATCAGGGTTTCAAACGCATCAGCGTCTTGCGGGGCGGCGGCGCGGCCAATGCCGACGCTGGCGTCAGCGGGCACGGAGACAATCGAGATCTCCATCGGCTCCCAATCGGTCGCCCTATAGGTCTCGGCATCGCCCTGCTTGCTGTCCAGAATCATCTTGTGGACGCGGTAGCCCACAGACACATGCTGGCGAATGCCGTCGATCACGTCCTGGTAAATCTCTTCGGCGTCTTCGCTCTTTCCAAAGCGAACCAGTGCGCGTCCGACGCGATCTGTACCAATCGAGACTTGCTCAATGACGCCAATCTGGCGGCTGGGGTCGTGGTCCATGAGCAGCGGGCCGGCATTGTTCAGGCGGCCCAGGCGCACGCTGGCATCAGAATGGTCCAGCACCTCGGCGCCAAACCAGCGGTCCACAGGGGTCTCGCTGGAAAACGCCAGCGGCACGGTGCGGGCGGCCTGGTCCACCAGGGCGCGGTCGAACGTGGCCATGCGTTGCATGGTGCCGGTTTTGAGGGTGCGGGGTGTGCTCATGGTGTGTGCTTTCTGGGGGTGATGATGGGCCGGTTTTGGCGGCGTGTTAAGGCAAAAAAGTTCCGGTTCAAGCGGTGTTGTTATCCGTGCCTGCGGCGGCGTCTGCCACCGCCTGCGCGCCCTGCGGGTTGCTCTCGAAATTGATCAGGCTGATGCCGCTTTTGGCCACCAGCTGCTCGAACTCGGCAATCGAGGCAAGCACGTCTTCCACATCGACACCGGCCTGCGCCGCCACCATCTGCGGGCTGGCAATGCCGCTCTTGATGGCCAGGCGCGCGGCCTCGATGTCCTTGAGCGGATCGACCCAGCCCCAGCGCCGGCCCAGCCAGGTGTGCTCGGCAAATTTGTTGATCTTGGCAATCGGCAGCTTGGCGCCGCTGGCAAAGGCAAGGGCGCCGCTGGTGAGTGACCAGCGCAGCCACTCCAAAAACACCGGGCGCAGAAATGCTTCGCTGAACCATTGCTGCAGCACCATCCAGGCGTCGCGCTCTTCTAGCGTGCCGGACCGGATGCTGGAAAAGTTCACGCCCTCCAAATCATTGGCCAGGCCGTGGTAAGTCACGCCCAGGCCGCTGGCGATGGAGCGCAGCCGCGTTTTCATGAAAGCCTGGTAATTGGCGTGCGGGTAGTCGGGGTTCCAGTCCTGAAAACTCACGCCTTTGGGCAGCGTCTGGAAGCTGCCGGGGTCGGCGTCGGTGATGTAGTTGCCCTGGTCATCCTCGCCATCGGCCAGCGGGCTGGGGTCGCCATCGGGGGTGGTGAAAAACCCCATTTTGGAGGCGCCCACGCGGGCGGCAATGATGGCGGCCTCTTCGTAACCGTCGAGCATCTTGAGGCCCGAAATGACGGTGTGCATGCTGGGCATGCCGCGCACCTGCTCCGGGCGGTAGGGCTTGAAAATGTGCAACACCTGGGCCGCGTCAAAGCGCGTCAGGTTGGCCTGGTTGGGGTAGGCGCCGCCCACTTTGTCGAGGCGGCCCATGTTGAGCCAGTAGGCCACCGCGCGGTTCATGTCGTCGACCTCGACGCCCATGATGGCCTGATGGCCGTTTTTGAGGTCTTTGCTGTACTGCACCGGCAGGCGCTCCACCTCGATCAGGCGCAGCGCGTAGCCAAACACATTGCCGGCTTGTTTGCCCGTGACCTGCACCACCAGGGCCTCGCCGTCGCGCGCCCAGGTCTCGATCACCTGGCGCTGCACATCGGCAAAGCTCAGGCGCCCGCTGATCTCGCACACGCCGCGGCGCTGCCAGTCGGTGAAGCCTTTTTCGATCAGCTTGCGTGCCAGGGTGTCGGGCGTGTCGCCCTCCTTGGCCAGCGCCTGCAGCGCAAAGCCGCTGGGCCCCACCACATTGGCTACCACCATGGCCAGGTACTTGTGCGCAAACTCGTTGTCTTTAGCCAGGCTGCGGGCGCGGTTGCGCACCGTTTCCAGCGCGCCGGCGATCTCGTCGTTGCTCGAGAGCGACGGGCTGTTCCAGCTCGCGTTGAGGCGGTCGGAAATGGCTGCCTCAAAATTGCGGGTGGCGCGAATGTTGGCGTCTGCGCGGCGGGTTTTGGGTGGTGCCGCAGGCGCGGCTCGTTTGAAAAGCCGGTCAAAAATGCCCATGGCTTAAAACCTCACAAGTAATTTGTTGCCGCCGCCCAGGCCTGCGGCGATGCGCTCGGCGCGTTTTTCGGCGGCCAGAATGGCTTTCCAGTGGTTCAGCGCGTCCAGAATCTCGGCGCTGCTGCGGTACTTCATGCGGCGCCCGGCAATCTCGTACTCGGCCACATGGCCCTGGCTGGCCGTGAAGGTTTTGTAAGCCGCCATGAGCTGGTCGACGATGATGGCGGCATCAGAGCGCGCATCAAAGCTGTTTTGCACCGCCAGATTGGGTTTGATGACCATGGTGCCGCCACCCACGGTGGCGCGCTCGCCGGCCTTTTCGACCCAGGCCGTCCAGGCGTAGGTGCCCGCGGCATAGGCCGCACTGGTCGTGCTGCTGACGCTCACCAGGTGGTCGGTGCCGCTGGCGGTGGCGGTGATGTCCACCTTGCCGGTGGCGTTGACCAGGCGGTACTTGAGCGTCCAGACCGTGGCCGGATAGTCGGCCAGCGACTTGCTCCAGCTGAGCGTGTCGCCAGCAATGATGCTGGTGGGTTCGGTGGTGGGTGTGGTGGGCATGCGTGCAGCCTTTGGTTAGGCTGCATGATGGGCGCAAGTTGGCGCCGTGTTAAGGCAAAAAAGTTCCGGTCTCGCGCGCCGGGCTATTTGCCGGTGAGCGCCTTGCGCAGGCCGCGCTCGCTCATGCCGATGGCGCGCGCCATGTCGCGCTGGGTCTTGCCGGATTCCTTGAGCATGGCCGCCACCGAGGCCTGGCGCCGCGCCTTGGGGTGCGATGGCACATACAGCCGCTCGCCGCCAAAGTGCTGCGAGATCTCCAGCTCCACGGTGCGGATCTGCTCGCGCGTGGGCTGGGGTGAGCCGGTGGCGCGGGCAAAGCTGATGGCAATTTCGCGGATGATCATCTTGAGCCTTTCATTGGGGGTTTTGCGAATGGGCATAGGGTCTATTTCCAGCCTTTGACAAAGGTGGGTTTGGGGCGTTTGGCGGGCAGGCTGCGCAGTGGTGGTGCGCTTTGTACGGTGATTTCCAGTGACTGCGGTGCCACCAGCTCGGGCGCGGTGTAAACGTTGCTGCCCGGCATGTTTTGCAGCAGCCGCGCCTCGAGCCGGTCCCAGTCCGCCTTGGTGGCCCGGTGCAGGCGCAGCTCGGGGTGGTGCGCGGCGGCATAGGCATAGACCCAGGTGTCAAGCGCCTCATTGCGCGCGCCGCGACGGTTGATGAAGCGGTTTTTGGCCGGGTCATAGGTCTCACTGACCAGGCCGGGAAAGTACTCGCTGGGCAGCTGGTCTGAAAAGTGGGTGGTGCGGGTCTCGGGCGTTTTGTCGGCGTCGGTGCTCAGGCGGCTGTACAGCCAGTGCTTGATGCCCACGGTGCCCACGTGGTAGACCATCACGCCGCGGCGGTCGCTGCGGCCCTTCCAGTCGATGTCGTGCAGCTTGCCCTTGCTGATCACCGGTGCATTGTTGGGGATGGCGCCAAACACGGCCATGGGGCGGCGCACGCGGCGGTCGCGCACAAAGGCCTTCACCGCCTCGGTGCGGTGGCCACCGGCGTCGTTGGCCATGGCCTCGATGCGCATCAGCGCGCCACTGGCGTGCTGGATGGGGGCGTTGAGCAGCTCGGTCAGCGCCGTCCACACCTCATCACTGGCCGGGTCGCCGGGCAGCTCCACGTAATCCAGCACCCAAAAGGCCAGGCCACGGCCCCAGCCGACCAGCTGCACAGCCAGGCGGTTGTCTTGGGTGTCGATGCCAGCGGTGATGCAAAGCACGCCATGGGGGGCGGTCTTGAGCGCGTAGGGCTCGGCCCGGTCGGCAATGGCGTTGTGCTTGACGGCGCGCATGGCGGCGTCCTCCCAGGGCTCGGCCAGGCGGTCATTGACAAAGGTTTTCAGGCGCGCGGGCTCGGACTGCACATCGCGCCAGGTCTCGATCAGATCCAGCCAGCGCGGCCCCAGGCCAAACTGGTAATACAGGCAGTTGATGTGGTAGCCGCGCATTTTGGCGCCGGGGTTGTCGGGCACCCACTGGCCGGCGGCAATCATGGCGGTTTTGTGATGCTCATCGATGGTGGCGCCGCACTCCTGGCACACATACCAGCACTGTTTGGCGTCGGGCGTCCAGTGCAAGCCGGCCCACTGCAGGTGCTGCATGTGGCCGCAGTGCGGGCACGGCACATGGTAGCGACGCTGGTCGGACTTGTTCCACAGCTGCTCAATGCGGCTCAAGCCCTTGATCTGCGGGCTGCTGATGTACAGGCTTTTACTGGTGGCGGGGAAGGCGCTGGTGCGGCCTTTGAGCATTTCCAACGGGTCGTCACCGCCTGACAAATTGTTGCTAAATTCGTCTACCTCGTCGACGATCATGGTGCGCACGGTGGTGGATTTCAGGCGGCTTGGGCTGCCCGCGTGCTCCAGGTAGAGCTGGCCACCGGCGAAGTCTTTGAAGGTTCGGGTGTTGGCGCTGTCTCTAGAGGCCACGCTGGTAAGGGCTTTTTTAACCGCGGGGGATTCGTCGACCATGGGGTTGAGCTTTTGCGCCACCCACTTGTTCATTGACACTTCACCGGGCAGGCAGACCATGACCGGGCCGGGGTCGTGGTCCATGACGTAGCCGAGGGTGTTGATGGCGACCTCGGTGTTGTGGGTTGGGATGAACTCGCGCCCGCATAGGAACAGGTGGCTGGCGTTGTCAACAGCGATGCAGCGGGTGGGGACAGTAGGCGTCTGCTCGATGTGGTTGATGTAGCGCATTGACACGCCATCTGCTGCGCGGGCGCTGGGCGCTTTCAGCATGGCCTCCGCTTTGCGGGACAAACCAAAAACACCGCAGCCAAGATGCGCAGGGAACGTGATGCGGGCCGATGGCTTGCACTTTGTTTGCCTCCACTTCACGGTTGGCCTGAACCCAAGGGTCAGCAGCAGCTCGGTAATGCCTTCTGCCAGTGCTGGTTTTGATGATGTGATTTCGGCCATGCCGCGCTGGCCTGCGTGGCCATCGGTGTCCATCAGTCCTTGCAGCAGGGCCATGCGCTGGGCATGACTGGCGCGCAAGTAAGCGGGTGGAATGTGTTTGTTTTTCAACACACCGGCGGCGCTCAACTTGGACTGGAAGCCGCGCAGGCCATAGGTGGTGGCGCGGCCTGAGTTTTGGTGCGCGTGCGGGGTTGGTGTGTGGTCTGCGAACGCGGCCACAATTTCAGCATCCATAGTGGTGATGGCGGCCATGTGGGTGTGGCCGTCGCCCAGCCATAGGCCGAGCAGGTAGGGATCAACGGGCAGGATGGCTGGCGGCGTGTCAATGGGCGCGGCCACCGGAACGCCAAAGCGTGACTGCTTCCCGTTAGTTTTATATATTTCTGCCATGGCCAACGTTTGAACGGTTACTGTGTGACCTGCGTTGGTTGCGTCTGGCACCAGTGTGCGGGTTCGCTTTGCGCCTGTGATTGAGGCGCGGCGCTTGATTTCCTTGCGGTGTTCGTTACGGGCTTTCAGATCGACCACAGTCCATCGGTGCCCGGCATCAGCCACGATCTTGGCGCCGTCTGAAAACGTGAGGCGGTAACAGGGGTGGTCGGTGAACACCTCGGAAGTGGCCACCACTGTGGTGGGCTGGCCGTCGTCACCGAACACCACGTCGCCCGGCTGGATGTCGCCCATGGTGGTCCAGCCGGTGGGTGTGGGTATGGGCGTGTCGAGTGCCAGGGCTTTGCCGAACTGGATCGGGAACATCAACACGGCTTCGCGCACCTGGCTGTGCACGCTCATGCAGTCCATCGGCTCGGCCAGCGGCGGGTTGTTGGCCGTTACCCACTGGCCGGCCATGGCGCTGCCTTTGCTGGACAGGCGGCGGTGCTCATCAGCCCACTGGCTGACCGACAGCGCACGGCGCGGGGCCAGGGCGCGGGCGATGGCACCGTAGAGGCCGGGGGCGGCGCTGGGGGGTTTGGCTGGGTTGACTGCGGCGGGCTGCATGGTTTTTAGTGTTTTTGGCCTCTAGCCCTTTTGGTATGTGCGCAAGCAGCTATGCATTTGATAAGCGCTGCTGTTTGACCTGGTCGAAGGTTTGGCCGGTGGATTCCAGGGTGGCGGTCTTGCCGGTGAATTGCTGCCAGCGGGTGACGATGACGTCGACGTATTTGGGGTCGAGTTCTGACAACCGAGCGCACATGCCAAGCCGGTCAGCGGCCATAAGGGTGCTGCCACTTCCCCCAAACAAATCCAGCACAACGTTTGATTTTTTGGCGCTGTTGCGCAGCATGCGCTCAACAAGAGCCACAGGTTTCATGGTGGGGTGGCCTTCACTTCGGCTGGGTTTTGATTCCAAAATGACGCTGGTCAGCATGTCTTCTACCGTGGCATTTCCGTCGACCACCATGACACTGTTGCCGAGTTGAATCTCAAACTTGCCATCAGGGCGCAACTGGAATGGCGACTCCGAGCTTGGCATCTCGACAATGGTGGTTTGTTTTCTGCCGCCAAACCAGCGGTGGGCGGCGCCGGGTTTCCATCCGTAGAGGATGGGTTCGTGTTGCGGTTGGTAATCTATTCTTGACAGAGTCAGCGCACTCTTCCGCCAGATTATTGTTGACTGGTGCTTAAATCCAACTTTTGAAAATGCATTCAAAAAGTGAATGGCCTGGTCCCCGTAGGGGTGGGCAACATAGATAGCGCCGCCAAGCTTCAATGCATCAAAGGCCACCTGGAAGGCAGCCACTAAAAACGCTTTGAACTCTTTAGTCGCTCAGGTCGTCGTTGTCAATTTTCCCGGCCTTGGTCTCATAGGCGATGTTGTATGGCGGGTCGGTCCAACACATATCAGCCCCCACCCCTGCCATCAATCGCTGCACATTGGCTTTGCTGGTGGAGTCACCACAGACCACACGGTGCTGACCAAGCACCCAAAGGTCGCCGGTTTGTGTGGTGGGCGCAGGCCGAACATCCGGTGCGTCGTCAATGTTTGAACCATCAACACCTGTGTCCGGGTCTTTGTTGGCGGTGCCCAGCAAATCAGCCAGCTCGTCATCCCCAAAGCCCAGCAGATCAATGTCATACCCATCGGCCTGCAAATCCTCCACCTCACGCGCCAGGGTGGCCATGTCCCATCCGGCGTTTTCGGCCAGCTTGTTGTCCGCGATCACATAGGCGCGGCGCTGGGCGTCTGTCAGGTGCGCCAGGCGGATGGCGGGCACAGTGGCCAGGCCGATGCTTTGTGCGGCCATGACGCGGCCATGGCCTGCGATCAGGGTGTTGTCGGCGTCGATCAACACCGGGTTGGTGAATCCAAACTCCTTGATGCTGGCGGCGATTTGTGCCACCTGCTCGGGGCTGTGGGTTCGGCTGTTGCGGGCATAGGGCACCAGGGCGTCGGTGGCCAGGTGTTCGATGGTGTCGGGCAGGTGCGGGACGGTCATGCTTGGGCGGCTTTCTTGAGTTGGTCAAAATGGTGGCTGGCACTTTTCAGGGTGTGCTCGAAGGCTTCGCGCAGGGTGCTGCGCACGGCGGTCTCGTCGGTTTGCGCGGCCACCACCGGGGCGATGCTGGTGGCGAGGTTTTCCAGGCGCTGGCGGATCTCGACCATGGCGGTGGCTACCAGGCCCTCGACCTCGCGCGCGTCGCGCAGGGTGCCGATGGCGACTTCATAGGCGCGCTTGGCCTCGAGGGCGAAGAATTTTTCTTTGACGGCGCGCGCCTGCTGGTAGCTGCTGCCGATCTGGTCAGCGCGGGCGCTGCTGGCCTGGGCCATGGGCGCATCCATGGGTGCGTCAGTGCTGCCGTCAGTGGGCTGACGCTCTGACGCCACCCGCGCCGCGGCATGGCGGTCGGCCACGCCTTGCTTGCTGGGGTCTTTGCCGGCCCGGTAGGCGGCCAGGCTCTCGGCCTTGAGCCAGAGCTTGCCGTCAGGCGCGCGGATGGCGCGGCCATTTTTTTCCAGCTCGTTGATGTAGCTGGGGCTGCGAGCGCCGATCAGGTCGGCCAGCTGCTGGCGGGTGATGTGGTTGGGGTCGGTCATGCCATCAGGGCCTCGGCAGCTTGCCTGATGCGGTAGCGCATGCGCTTGGCCATGTAGTTGTCAACGTCAGCCACCTTGGCAATGCGTTCCATGCTGAAGCGTGGTTTGTAGTAACCCGCCTTGGTGAAAAGCATCACAGGCTTGACGGTTGAGCCATGGATGCCTGACTTGGCCCAGATGCCAGGGTGCAGGTGCAGGGTGCGCTCTTTGTGGTCAAACACTCCTTTCATGGCTTGGGCGCTGGCAATAAAGTAGATGAAGCCGTTGATTGTTTTGTAGCCGCCAGCAGACACACCCATATTGGCCAGCTTCTTTTTGCGTTTGTCCGTCATGTTGGCACGGTGCCCTTGCTCTCTAAAGCCTTGAAAGTAGCTGATGAGCTGCACAATGAATGAGCCCTTGAAGTTGCCACGCTGGTCAACACTGCCCGGCAGTGGGTCTTTGGGCGGCACGGTCTGCATGCCTTTAGGGAGAATGCCAACACTGCGCAGCGCTGCCTCTACCCGTTTGTCCCGGCGCGGCCCGCCTGCCTCTTGGGCGGCCAGAATCTTTTGCGGGTCGATGCCTTTGCCGCCGTAGTAGGTTGGCAGTATTTCAGCCGACAGCCGCTCAGGAGTTGCCATATCAATCCACACGCTTTTCTTGACGTATGGCGTGACCTGGTTAAACACCGAGTCCATTTCTTTGATCATGGTGCGCTTGACCTGGAACGCGGTGTCGTTGATAGCCTTGACAGCGGCGTCTTTTATGCCCTTGTCGGACAGCATGCGCAGCTGCTTTTGTACTTTTTCGAGACCTTCAATTTTTAAATTGACTTGCATGGTGATTAGCCTTTCGCGTTTAAACGGCCTTGGTGGCGTTTATTTGGTTGACTGCATCTATCCCCCTAGCCACAAACGCTGCGCTGCCCGTGAGCGTGACTGACANGCCACGCAGGCCGGGGAACAGGCCCTGCGCCTGCAGGTCTTGCACCAGGGTGTGGAGTTCGGGCCATTGCTTGACCATGCGCTGCATTTCAACGGCGTTGTCAGGGGTGCACCGGATGGTTTTGTGTTGGGGCTTTTCCATCATCTTTTCTTTAGGGGTAAAAATAAGGGTGATCGGGCGCGTGTGCAGGGTGTGCAGTAGCCTGTGCAGGGTGTGTGCGCAAAATGTGTATATGAATCAAGCATGTGCAGGGTGTGCAGGGTGTGCAGGGTGTCTATACGTGCGTGAGTGCGTTGGTGTGGTGTGATGGTGGTTTTGTTTTTACGTGTGCGTACGTGTGTGAAAGACCCTGCACACCCTGCACAAGAGCGAAA